CAAAGATACCGTTGCATTTTCACTTAACCAAGTAGTACCGCTGTCTGCACCAGCCGTTAAACTAGTAGGACGATAAAAATAATGAAGTTCTGCTGTAGAATTAGCACTAGGCGTTGGCCCTAATATAAAATTTGAAATATCAAAAAGAGCATAAAATCGAGGATTTCCGGTAGTAGCCGGGTTTGGATTAAATGCTTGTATAAAATTAACGTCTTTATACTCTAAAAACACCTTATTGCTGTCACTATCAGTAAAAGACAAAGAGTATGGCGCTAAAAAATCACTTGGAGCCGCTAAATATTGATTAGAGGTCGTCATAGTACCTGTTACATTTTTACGGAACAAACTAAGTTGTACCATTTTTAAAATGCGTTCTTCAGCGGCACGTATAAATACAGGTAAATTTGTTACAAACGTTGTTTCGTCGTTTTCTGCATAATCCTGTATTGCGGATTTTAATTGAGTGTATGTAAAACTCATGTTGTTACCGTTACTTCGCCTACTTGAGCAAAGCCTTGAATTTCTTTAAAGTCAGGTCCTTCAATAACCGGAATGCCTACATAAACATCTAGTGTTTCGGTGCGATCCGGTCGTGGGTTTTTTAACGCTTGTGCATCAATCACATTTCCTAACGGCTCTAGCTGGGGTTGTTTGGGTTCCCATTCATCAAACCCTACCAACATTCCCGTCCATTCTTTTTTCATTCTATGCAACCGATACCGAAATCCTGATCTATCAGAAATCCCGTATGCGTGTTTTCCTACTGCGTATTTAGACATTAATTAAGCCTCATATACGCCAAACTAGGCTGTATTTGTGCTGATGCTCGATCCCTGTCTTCTGACGCAGCACGTTCAAATTCTTCTTCGTAAACTGCTTTTAAAAGCTGTACGCGATCCGGGGCTTTTTTAATAGATAAATAATAGGCTAACCCCGCAGCTAAACACGGATAAAACCGAAAAGGCAACTCCATTGTGTTAATAAACGTATCAGAATCGTCCATACGCACTAAACGATCAAAAATTATAGTATCCGTGTTGTTTTCCGGTACAGGCCAAACTTTAAGAACAGGTGTAATTTGTCTATCTACAAAAAATTGAGAAACACGAGATTCTTGCGTTTTACTGGGAATATTCAAATAAGCGTCACGACTAACTCTTTGTATGCCGTAATCCGTACTATCACGCCGTACAACTGCGGATAAAATATCAATTGTAGATTGCACGGGAGTTAAATCTACCGCTGCGGATAAAGTAGTTGTTGCCGAACTGGTGCCACCGGTAAGTGTTTCACCACTAGTAAAAGTGCCCGAAGGTATTGTAATCGCCATGCTTGTAGACGCGGGTAAACTGGTGATTTTTGCCGTGGCAGCACTAGTGCCGCCTGTTATGGTTTCACCAACAGAAAACGACCCACTAGCTCCTACGGTAATAGTTAAAACGCCCGCCGGGTATTCTCCGATTCCTTGCGCCGTAGTAATAGTGGTTTGCTCAATGGTCCATTGATTTAAACCCCTGTTCGCCCAATCCGCCAACATGAGGTTTAAAGACCGCTTTGCTGTCTTTAAATCATACCCGGTACGGACTTCTAAGCCACAACGCTCATACGCTTCTTCGATGTATTCGGTAACATCTAGCTCAAAATCTTTTGAATCAGAGACAGCCACTACTTATATCCCCGCACTTTTGGCGAATCTATAACTGTGGTTGCTTCTTCTACGTGCAAACGAACGGGACCGCCTTTCTTTTTCTTAACCGCCGTTTTAGCGGCTTGTTTAAAGGCATCTGCGGAGGGCGCACCTTTCGCACCTTTTTCCCGCATTTTTTCGCCCGACCCTGCGGCTATTCGTTTACGCTTTGCGTGTATATTTGCATATAATCCGGGTTTAGCCATTATTTTTTAACCTTTCCGCCACGTCTTCTTTTTATAGCCATTTTTGGTTTAGCTGCCATGCCGCCACCACGCATTTTTTTAACCGCCATGCCGCCACCACGCATTTTTTTAACTTTTTTAACTTTTTTACCCATGTTTTATAGACTCCTGTATAAGTTTGTTCTTTGAGAATAAAGTTCCATTACATCTTCATTATCCGCATAAGACAAATAATACCCCTTTGTCCGTAAAGTTTCTGCTGATTCTTCTAGTTTAGATAACCGTTGTACATATGTTACCGCATACGTTGCGTCGGTTAATCCATCAAATTCTTGGTCAAAGACCGTTTCGCCATACCCTTGTTCTTCTGGTGTATCGTCTGGATGAAAACCCATAAGCCATATATCTTTATCGATAAACGTGCCATTAGCTATAGCTTTGTTTAATACGGCTAATTCATAATGAAAATCTTCTGGCTCTTTACAATAATCAAAATCCACCAATAAACATACATCAAACTCATTCGGGTATTGCGAAATTAAAGTATACAACGATTGTTTACAAGAACCATAGTTAAAAGTTAAGCCAACCTTATCCTGCGCCCACGCGGATTTAGCAAAAGGACACGCCGGTAAATCGTTAAAAAATTTATTTGGTTTTTCTAATGCGTGCGCTGACCATGCACGTAATTCTTCGCAAACTTGTTTTTCAACTCCGGTAAAACAAGCCTGAATAGTCATACAAAATAGCGTGTTGCTTTTCTGCGGTTTGCCATAATTGCACCACAGCCCTTGTTCTTTTTACGTTTTCCTTGTGCAAGTCTACGCTTTCCGGTTAACTGTTTAGACATTGATGATCTGTTCATACACTCCCCTGCGTAGTAAAATAATATACCACGGCGGCTAATTGCATTAACATACCACTTAAAACCGCCCAAAGTTTTAAATCTAACCCATCTATATCTTTTTGCATGTGGGATAAATGGTTGTTTTCAAGGCGATATAACACCGCTTCGATAACGGACACACGCTTATCTAAACTTTGTAAGGCTTCTTGTTCTTGCTTCGTTACCATCAGCACTTCCACCTTTTTCGAGCTTGGCGCAAACGACTGTTAGGATTTTTAGCGGCTTTAGGAAACTTTTTCATTTGACCCGCAGAACGAGCGCAATACGACTTTCGTCGTTTTGCGGCTTTACTACCTTTTTTAACTTTTCCGGTAACCGCTGTTTGCAGTTTACTGCCCGGATTAGCTCTTCGGTGTGCAGCTACGCCTTTTTTGGTCATTCCCGCCCCAGCTTTAGTAGGGCGGTAATTAGCGCCTTTGCCTTTAGTCGTTCTTTTAATGGCTTTTTCTTTTTTACGAGCCATTAAAACTCACCTTTATTCTCTAATTACGAATAAAATACGGTCATAGACGACATGGTTGTCTGGTCATACATTACATACGCGCCCGCATTACACCGAAGTCCAGAATCAGGAATATCTGGGTATTCGGTAGTGTTTGCAGAAGCTACTGTATTGTATTGCATACGGACTGTGCCAGAACTAGATGTTTGTCTAAAGGATATAGTTCCTGCGGTCCCTGTATTAACCACATACAAACCCCGCAAACGACAGCTACCCCTAAATACAGGAGCCGCAATATTTGCGCCAGACCCTACCTCAACATCACCACTTGTCGCCGCACTAGAAGCCACTTGGGATACCGTAGCAAAATAGGTAGAACCTGTGACGGTTGTTGCGTTAGGTCCTGTTATTACTTCAGAAGCGGCTGTACCCGTTTCATCGGTGCCTGTGACAGTAAAGGACTTCGCTGACTCATTACCAGCGGCATAAACAGTTACTTGCCGTGGCTGGTCAAACGTTACACTACCCCCGTCCGCTAACGCTCCGTTAATAGTCAAGTTTGTCGCGCTACCCGGAGTCTGTGCAGCACAGACTCCGTTTCTATCTGCTGTAGCGGCCTCAATAAAGGTCGCTTCTACGTCTGATCCAGACATAATTATCTCTCCACTAAGACTGAGATGTAATCAACCGTCATAGTTTTAGCCGCTGCCGCACCATTTTGAATGCCAAAAGAAACTGTAAGTTCTTCGTCATCTGGTAAGTTAGTGTTCACTACGGCTACAGGCTCTGCGTGGTTTATTGAGTAATAAACCGAAGAAGCATTAGGATCAACATAAAACGCAACCGTTACAAACGTATCGTCTTCCATAGTGTGGATAGCGGTTGTTAACGTTTCTGTACTGTCTTTTTCAACAACAAAGTCTAAATTGGTATCACCATCATCTTTTCTGAAGTTTATGCCGTCACTTGCGGCTAAAGGTGTAGTATCGGTGATTTGCAAACCCATAACAAAATCAGACTGTGTTGCGTCACTGACTTTAAACCGCGCTTCAAAAAAAGCACGTTTAGA